TAATGCAAATACAAACAATACAATCCATGCTATAATATAGACAGTGAAAGGGAAATGAACTTTCACAAAACAGACGAATTAGTTGTAAGTATAAGGAGGAAAGATTGATGCATACAATATACACTTTGATATTGCGTTATCATCCTTCGCGAGTTATTGTATGGCACGGCAAAGAAACGCTATATGACGGAACGAGGGGCGACTTGTTTGAATACGTAGGCTGGGATGTAGAATGGCTAGGCTACGAATATTTCGAAGAAACAGGGGAGTTGTTAATTAATGTTTAAAAACAGATTGAAAAAAGAAGATATATCATACTTGAATGAAACCGCAAATATAAAACTTGATGAAGCTTTATGGATGATAGACGGGGTAAATATGCTGTCCGATATTGAGTATGGCTTTATTTGTATGAATGCACAAAATTACAGGCTTGCATACTGGGAAGATGGAATTTTAAAGGATGCTTATAAAAACTGTGAGGATTAAATATGTACTTAGATTTTGTAAACGCGCTTAGAACGGTTGGAACGGGTTTAATATTATGTTCTTTAGTTGGCATAGTTGCAATAATTAAATCAGAAAACAATTGGAGGGATTTAAAATGATAGACATAGGTTTAACAAATGCACTTGCGCAAATAAGGGATGCTTTATACGAAGTTTCGGATACCATAAAAGAGGTAAAAGAAACAGAAGATACAGTTAATAAATGCGAAAATTGCCCATATAAAACCTATTATGAGCAAGGGTATGTTTAAAGTCAAAAACGGCAGAAATGATTAAAAGGAGGGTTGACGATTTAATAAATGCCGTTTATAATATAATCACAAAAATAAAAAGGAGATATTTAAAAATGAAAGCAAAGATTTATGAGGGCCGTATTTACAGTGTAATTAAGGAAAAAGATGGGAATTTCTGTGTTGAAACAATGGACGGGTTGTATAAGAGTGATGCAGAATTCAAAAAGGCAATGAAAGCCAAGGGAGAAAAGTTTATCGGCATTGCAAATAAAGAGAAAGTTTATAACATATATGAAATTAGCGCAGAAATTGTAAAAGAACATGGTACGCTTGTAACCGAATAAATTTAGAATGGGAGTTTTAAAAATGGCTTACAAAAAGAAAGCAGAAACAAAAGAACGCGTAGAAACAGTTTTCGATGTTAAAGGTGGGCTGACTTTTTGGGTAAAAACTGGTAGTAACGGGAAACTTTACGCTTCCACTTCTGTTAAAAACAGTGATGGAGACAGAATGTTTTATTCAGTCTTTTTTCGAAAAGATGTTGATTTGACCGATTTTGATGATGGCATGAATAAAATCAACGTTAAGTCCGGTTTTATCACATGTTCTAAAATCGGTGAAAGCGTCCGTCCAAAAATTATGGTTTTGGATTTTGATTAATAGAAAAACAGCGCCCCGGATAACCGGGGCGCACTATTTAGAAAGTGGGTGTTAAAAATTGAAATACACCGCTGGGAATTTAAGAACTAGGGATATAGATAAAGAAATTCGCGCATACAATAGACGCTTGTTACAATTGCAATCGAAAAATGAAGCGTTTAAAATTCTCGATACGTTGACTCGCACGGAAGTAATGCGCGGTAGAACAGATGCAGAAATAGCACGTGAATTGAATCGCTTACAGGAATTGGCAAAACCCGAAAAGCAGAAAATGGTGAAATATAAAGCGGGTAGCAGTTTGGAAGTTCCGCTATTTGTCCGCGAACAAGTCGAACGTGCCATTACGAAAGCGAATAAGCAGACCATGAAAAGGTTTGAAATTCTGGAAGCACAGCGTAGAGGCGCATTCTACACGATTGAACAAGAAAGTTTAAGGCCCATTACAAAAGGTACTGGACGCACATTGATGGAAGTTAAAAAGAGATTAGAAACTGCACAAAATCGTGGACGTAGTGGCTATTTAACTTTCTTAGATGAAAAATACAAAAGAAACTATATTAAAGCGATTCAAAATAATTTCGGCGCGGCAGGAGATAGATTAGCCGATAGAATTAGTAAAATAAACGGTACAGCTTTTTATTTCGCAAGTCAAGACCCGTTTTACGGTTCATATTTGGAAATTGAATATTCTTATGGTGAAGAAGCTATAAATGCTATGATAAATAAAATTGAAAATGCTTTGACGGTTTTAAATTTGTAATGTTTACCGCGGACTTTGAGACTACCACAGATAAAAACGATTGCAGGGTATGGGCTTGGGCCGTTTGCGAAATTGGCGTTATAGATAATATTGTAATTGGCAATAATATAGAAAGTTTTTTCAAAACATGTGAAGAAAGTGGAAATTTAATTTTATATTTTCACAATCTTAAATTTGACGGGGAATTTTGTATCAGCTTTCTATTAAAGCATGGTTATGAATATGTTGAAAGTAAAAAATTGTACAATAAGCAATTCAACGCGCTTATATCCGATATGGGCCAGTTTTATAAAATAAAGATACGGTTTGAAAACGGGAACAGTTTAGAACTGCGCGACAGTATGAAACTGTTAAATTATTCAGTTGATGAAATTGCAAAGGCTTTTCATTTGGATATACAAAAACTTGAGATTGATTATAATGTTCCACGTGGAACAAACCACATTTTAACGAAAGAAGAAACCGAATATTTGAAACATGACGTCCAAATTATGTCTTTGGCGCTTGACCGGATTTTTAAAATGGGCTTTGAAAAATTAACGCAGGGTAGTTGCGCTTTGGAGGATTTTAAAAACATCATAGGGAAAAAGAGGTTTAGAACGTTATTTCCCGAACCGAATTACGACAAGGATATCCGCAAAGCCTATAAAGGCGGGTTTACCTACTTGAATCCGATATACGCCGATAAAGATGTAGGCGAGGGGAATGTATTCGATGTGAACAGTTTGTACCCATCGCGGATGTATTACTGTGATTTACCATGGGGCGAGCCGAAATTTTATGATGGCGAATATGTTGAAGATGCAGAACGCCCCCTATATATTCAGATGTTTAAATGTGAGTTTGAATTAAAAGAGGGATATTTGCCGACAATTCAATTAAAAGGGAATAGCCGCTTTGTGCAAACAGAATATGTAACTTCAAGTAATGGGGATATCATTCCGCTTTGTTTAACAAATGTAGATTTTGAGTTGTTTTTAAAACATTACAATGTTTACAATTTAGAATATATTCGCGGCTGGAAATTCAGAGCGTCAAAAGATTTGTTTAAAAAGTATATAGATAAATGGATGCAGGAGAAAATAAAGGCCGGTAAAGAGCATAATCCCACTATGCGAAATTGGTCGAAAATCATGCTAAATTCTTTGTACGGCAAATTCGCACTTGACCCTATCTGTGCTAAAAAGCACCCGTATCTTGATAAAGGAATAGTTAAATACAGGACTTCACCACCAGAAACAAGAGAAGCGTTGTATCTTCCAGTAGGTGCTTTTATAACCGCTTACGCACGCAGATACACGATTGAAACCAGCCAGAAAATAAAGGAATACAGCATAGAAAAATATGGCCAAGATATGTACATTTATAGCGACACTGATAGTATTCATACAACTTTACCCGTAGAAGATATTAAAAAGTTCATCGAGATAGATGATTATAAACTTGGCGCGTGGGCGCACGAAAGCCATTTTACAAGAGCACGATTTTTAAGACCTAAAACATACATTGAAGAAATAGATGGTAATTTACATGTTACTTGTGCAGGCTTACCGGATAAAGGTAAAGAACAGGTTACATGGGAAAACTTTCATCCGTGCGCAACGTACACTGGAAAACTCATGCCCGTGCATGTTGATGGTGGAATTGTCTTAGTTGATAAAGAGTTTAATATAAGGAGTACTTAAAATGGAAGATAATGAAGTGCTTGAATATGATGAAGTGAGTTTAAAACTTGCAAAAGCAATTATTAAAATCAATCGACTTGAAAGTGAAAACAAAGAGTTAAAAATAAATCTAGAGAAAATAGTTGAAGTAAAATGTCCACTTTGCGAATTCAACTTAAATAAAATGAACGGATGGAAGCTAGAAGATTTATGATTCAATTATCCATATTTGAACAACAAAAATCTATGGCATAATTTGTAAATTACAGGTATGATTATAATAGGATTTACAGGAAATGTAAATACTATTTACAGCGGAGCGCAACGGGTGAAACCGACCGTCTGTAACATCGGGCCTTGCAAGCTATATTATTTCTGCCTGTGAATCCTAATGAGGTAATAAAATGTACTACGACATTAATAATACATTATCCTATAACGCACTTTTTAATATTGTGCTTGGTGGGCGTGGAATCGGCAAATCATACCAATGGAAAATCAAAGCGGTACGGGACTTCCTTAAAAAAGGTAAACAGTTCGGATATATTCGTAGATATAAAGACGAGTTGCTAAAAACCGCAGACAAGTATTTTAATGACATTATTAAAAATCAAGTTTTTCCGGATACGAAAATAGAGTATGACGGGGGCCAATGGTACATTAATGAAGAATTAGCCGGATATACTTTTGCGTTGACAAAAGCAAGTGATTATAAATCGAGTGCTTTTCCTGATATTTCAAATCTGATTTTTGAGGAGTTTATAATTGACAAGCCGCATTCATCTTATTTGCGCAATGAACCTTTTCTTTTATTCGATTTGTATGACACGATAGCTCGAATGAGAGACGATGTAATTTTATTTATGCTTGGAAACGCAATTTCAATGGCTAACCCTTATTTCATACAATGGGATTTATCATTACCGAAAAACAAGAATGCTGTTGTAAGAGATAATATCCTTTTACAGGTTGTGCCAACAAGTGCAGAATTTAAAAGGGCAAAAGAAAATACAAGGTTCGGGCAAATGTCACGCGCCCTTGGATATGCTGAATATTCTGTGGATAATAAATTCTATCTGGATGATGAAGCGCAAATAATGAAAAAAGGAAAAAATACACGGTTTTATTTTACTCTTGTTTGGAGAGACAAAAAATACGGCGTTTGGTTTGATTATGACACTGGAATGACAATTATTTCATACGACTATGACCCGTATAATACAATGGTTTTCACACCAGACAAAGAAAGTATCAACAAATCGATTCAGTATGTAAAGCAGTATGAAAGGCATCCGTTTTTTAGAAGAATAAAAGAAGCGTTGGAAACTGGTACGCTTGCTTATGAGAATGAAAAAATTCAACATGAAATTAAAAGCATGTTGAAAATAATTATTTAAAAGGAGAAAAAACAATGGCTTATACTACGTGGATTACAGCAAACCCTCTTGTAAATGTCACTCAGGTTTTCGGAGGTTCGCACCGTGGGAAAGACTGGAACACGCGTGACGCGTCCGGCGTAATGGGTGATACGATGGTTCGCGCTATTGGTGATGGCGAAGTTTTGAGAAGTGAATATGGCACGGGCGGAAACTGGTCGTGGGGGAATTTTATCGCGATTTATTATCCCTCTCTTGATAGAACAGTTTTGACCGCGCACCATGCAGAACGCCTTGTGAACGTTGGTGACAGCGTAACCGCTGGCACACCGATTGGAAATTTCGGAATGACTGGTAATACAAACGGTCCGCACTGCCATGAAGAATGGCACGTTGGCCGCGGGATTACAAATAATCTGGTAACACCCGAAGATGGTTTCCCAAATATTGTTGGGCGTTATGAAGTAGAATATGGAGGAGGTGAGCCACCTATGCCGGGCGAATTTACCGCAAATATGCTGATTGTCGTTTTTGCTGAAAACGGGCACACAATTAACAGTCCTGCAAGCAATGACCCTGAAAATTATGTTTACTTTGGTAATAAAAGAAAGTTTCGCGTAAAACCTGACAACCTTTACAAAGTACAGGAGTTTGGGAGCTGGAATTACTGGCAGGATATCACGGATGTAGCCGTCCTTAAAATCTTTAATAAGGATTTGAGTGAGCTTCCCAATGTGTGAAAAGCTGAAAGCGCTTTATATTGAAAGTTATTACAACTATCAAAAAGCAAGTGCCAAAGAAGTAGGAATTATGTACGGGATTTTTCTTGGTGTGCGAAAATGTTGTAATATTTTGTACTCACAAAAGACTGTTGCAGATTTCCAAATTTCAGCAAATGAATTTGCTAATAAAAGGGTGTGAGAAAATGGATTACACGGTAATGACACAGATAGTTAGTACGCTCGGATTTCCGATTGTAATGTGTGGCGTTCTTGTTTGGCTGAATGTCAAACAGATGAACGCGCATGCGGAAAGTGACGAAAATTTTACAAATGCTCTTGCGGATAATACGAAAGCGTACATTGAATTGAAAGACGCTATTTCAAACTTGAAAGTGAAAGGAGAAAACTAAAAATGAAACTTAGCGAAGCCCGTGAATTTATTGACCGTCTTTACAATAGTGAGGACGGCATGACGGACGACATGCGCGAAGATTTGCGCAGGTTGCACGATAGTGAAGATGAGCAAGAGGGAATGGAACGTTACTGGAAAGAAATTTCCGATAAAATGGACGGAATTTCCAATGCGTTTAGGGATTTTAAGCGCGACTATGTTACCAGCATCTTGACTGGCCGTGATGCTGTTAGAAAGCACGTTGAAGATTTGAAAGATGATGATTTCGACGACATCAAAGACGAAACGGAAAAAATTAAATCCATTTTTAATGAGGAGGTAATTGAAAAATGAAAAGCGCAAAAGTTTTGACAAATGTAACCAATAACGCACCTCAGATTTTAACAGCGCTTCGCGCGCAGATGGTAGCGGAAAATCCCAGCTTTGAAAACAGGCTCCCGCAGGTGACGCAAGATAATATTCGGGAGTTCGGCACGGCTGTGCTGGATTATCAGCCTACACAGAACGCTTTTGTAGATACGCTTGTAAATCTTATCGGCCGCGTGTGGATTACGTATCGTTTGTTCACAAATCCGATGCGTGTTCTGAAAAAAGGTATTCTTGAGTACGGCGATACGGTGGAGCTGGTTTATACCAACCTAGCCAAGGCACACCAGTTTGACCCGGCGCAGGCCGAAGAAGAGTGGATGAAACGGGAGATTCCCGATGTCAACACCGCTTTCGCAAAACTTAACTATCAGGTATTTTATAAGCAGACTATTTCCGATGATATGTTGCGACAAGCGTTTATGTCGTGGCAGGGCCTTAGTGATTTTATCAGTTCTGTATTTAATGCTATGTACACGGGTGCGGAACTGGATGAATTTACCACGATGAAAAATCTGCTTGCGCAGTATGGCACGGCTGGCAAGTTCGCTGTTGAAGTAATTGATGAAGTAACGGATAATACGTCCGCGCACATGGCGCTTGCGAAAATGAAAGCTGTTTCTAACAAGATGGCTTTTATGCGCTCGGATTACAATAGCCTTGGTGTCCTTACTGCAACGCCGAAAGAAAAACAGGTTCTTATTATTGACGCGGACACAGATGCTTATCTGGCCGTGCTTGGGTATAGTACCCTGTTCAATCTTGAACCCGCGAAAGTTCAGTACCGTGTTATCGTCGTGGATGAAATTCCTATTCAGGATGCACACGCAATTCTGATTGATGAGGACTTCTATGCGGTGTGGGACGCTTTGCAGAAGTTTACGCGCGATATGAACGGGCAGGGCCTGTATTGGCAGTATTGGGCGCACTACTGGAGAATCATGGCAGTTTGTCCGTTTGCAAACGCGGTTGCATTTGTTACCACCGCGCCCACAATTACAGGCGTTACCGTTTTGCCAAGTGCCACCACTGTGAATAAGGGGACTACTATTCAGATGAAAGCTACCGTTGAGGGTACTGGGCTTTACCCGCAGGGCGTGACGTGGAGCATCTCCGGAAATTCTGATAGTACAACTACAATTACCCGTGATGGTGTACTCACAATTGGAAGTGCGGAAGCTGGCCCGGTAACTGTGACAGCAACTTCTACTTATAATACGAAAAAGAACGGCACAGCCACAATTACCGTAAACGCTTAACGTTTATAGCCGGGCGGGTAATACCGCCCGGCGAATATAAAGGAGAAGAAAATGGCAATAAATCCCAACACAACAATTTATCTGTGTGCAGGCATTCCATGGGGAAATGATTACGCGCACGTTAGATTGTTCCAAAATATGGAAGAACGGGTTTCTTTTCTTTCCACAAAAATTGTTGCGACACTTGCCGGTGCGACTTATCAGCGTGACGATAAATTTGTTTCGTTTCCTGCAAATTATGAAACGATTGCAAACTGTAATTACATGTATTACCGAAATAATAATCGGTGGTATTTCAACTTTATCACGGATATTCGTTTTCAGAACGAAAACAAAAGTGACGTGTATTTTGAACAGGACGTTTTCCAAACATGGTTTGCAGATGATACATTGAAAATATCTTTTGTTGAACGTGAGCACACAAATGACGATACGTTTGGAAACAACCTTGTGCCCGAAAATCTGGAAACTGGGGAATATGTCTACAACCAAAATATTACAAGTGGTTATGGCACTGTTTATGATTTTACACCCGGCATTATCATTGCCGTTTCAGAGCGCTTAGACGGTGTAGCAACTTCGAGTTTACTCGATAACACATTTACTGGATTGTCTTATTACTACGCGAAAAAAGAACGGGTTGATATGGCAATTTCAATGGTTGATGAGTATGCAAAAAGTGGTAAGGGTGACGCCATTGTGTCGATGTTTATGTATCCGCTTGAACTCCTTAATATTTTCCCTGCTTCCCCGTCTTATGGTTGGGTGTCAGGTATGGGCTCAGAAAGAATTTACGGAAACAAACTTTTAAACGTTTTCGCGCCGCTTGATGGTTACACGCCGAAAAATAATAAGTTGTACACATATCCGTATAGAGCCTTAGAGTTGTATGGTTCCGGTGCAAGCGGCAAAGAGTACCGTTATGAATTTTTTGATTTTGAAGCGCAAGGAATGAACGGGCCTTTCGTATTGTTTAGTTCTCTTGGCGGTTCAGCCCCTATCGTATGTACGCCTCTCAATTACAAGGGACTTAACATCTCACTTGATGAATCGTTGACAATGCCCGCTTTCCCTGTTTGTTCGTGGATAAACGACACCTTTAAAAACTGGTATGCGCAGAATCAAATGGGAATGAATTTAAATGCTTTAACGACAATTGTTGGCGGTTCGGTTGGTGCAGGTGCCGGAGTTTTCACCGGGGATTTTTCCGGGGCAGTTGAAAGTGTTGTAGGTGCGGCGACTAAAATTGCTAATACGCTTGTAACAATCGAAGAACATAAGATAATCCCCGATAGTGCGAGGGGCAATACAGCTTCTTCAAATTCTTTCTTTGCAAATGGGCAATGGTATTTTTACATGTTCCCTAAATGCGTGCGGTACGAATATGCAAAACGCATTGATGATTATTTTACCATGTACGGCTACAAAACCCTACAAACAAAAGTACCTAACTTATACGGACGCCGTTCATGGAATTTTGTAAAATGCACAGAAGCTAATTTAATAGACAGTATTCCCGTTGTGGCTCACAATCGAATCAAACAGGCATTTGAAACGGGTGTTACATTTTGGCACACAAACGATATCAAGAATTATGCTCTTGATAATTCTATTATTTAGGAGGTGCAATAATGGCAAGAAAAGGAATAGGTGGCAGAGACTTTCAGTTTTTTGATTCGTTAGCTTTGAATAATATAACCTACAACGAATACACAATTCGATTGCTGAATATTGCACTTGCGCGTTTTAAATGGGAAAATGTACCAAAAGGGATTGACATTCGTTATCTCGAATTGATGCTCATTACACAAGGTTCAGCGCTGGTTTTTTATGAAGATAGTCTAAACCAATTTTTCGGACTTGGTGTTGCATACACCGGCCCGCTCAACTGGTACGGAGTACCCTCTGAACGAAGAGCAATTGCCGCAAATGGCGCGCCTTTTAGAATGTTGGATGAAACAAATAGCGTGTTAATTTTTAATAACATGGCAAGAACAGGTGATGCCTACATTATAAATGAGTATGCGCGCAAGCTATATGAAGTTCAGCGAAATGCAGAGACGAATGCAAATTTACAAAAGTTTTCGGCTTTCATTGCGTGTAACGAAAAAGAAAGATTGTCGCTTAAAAATTTGATTATGAAGTTGGACGGCGGTCAACCGTTTATTTACGGTGATAAGTCCTTGAATCTTGACAGTATAAAGCCAATTAACTTGGACATTCCGTTTATCGCCCGTGATTTGTTGAGTGTAAAAACAGAAATTTATAATGAAGCGCTTACAAGCCTTGGAGTTGTTTCGGCTTTCACAGATAAACGGGAAAGGCTTGTTGCGAATGAAGCCGCCGCCCCGTTCGGTTCACTTGAAATGATACGAGAATCTTACCTATATGAGCGAAAACAGGCATGCGAAAAAATAAATGAAATGTTTGGCACTAACATGAGCGTAGAATTTAATTCGGAAATTCCAATTGTGCCGGAAATGGGCGGTGATATTGAAAATGAGTAGTTACACCGTTGAGTTAAGACAACTTATTCAAAATGGTTATGACATAGGGCTAAAGGACTATCCTATTTTTGATGAAAGTTACCGTGAAACACTTAACAATAAAATTATAATGCATTACTGGATGAGGGAAATAGGAGCAGAAACAGCAGGGCTTTTCAAACTTTATCTTAACCGCACAATGGGCGAAATAATGCCGTATTACAATCAGCTTTACAAAAGTGCACAGCTTGATTTTGACCCGCTGAATGCTTACAATTATGTTGAAACAAATATGGAACTGGAAAACGTTAAAAGTGACGGCAAGCGCACAGACACGGCAGACGGAAAAAGCCTTTACAGCGATACACCGCAAGGGTTGTTGGATAATGGTGCTATTGCAGACGAAAAATATTTAACATCTGCAACTTTGAATGATTCGTCAGCTTCTTCAACTGCAAACAATTTGCAGAAACGTGATAGAAATTTTGAAAAGAAAGTGCGCGGAAATATGTATCATAATTTGAGCGAATTGTTGAAAGACTACCGGGAAACATTTTTGAATATCGACATGGAGATTATCAATAACCCGGAAATACAAAACTGCTTTATGAAACTTTATTAAAGGAGGTGAAACCAATATGGATTTTTTAAATGTGGTTCGGTGTTGCACTCCCGCTTTGCCGTCTGCATATGCCGATGCTCTATCGTATTACGATGCATTGTGTAAATTGCAGGGAGCAATTAACGAAGTGATAGCTACTTTAAACACGTACACACCTGTAACCGAAGAATGGGTTAAAAATTATGTGACTGAACAACTAAATTCGATTATTAAAGATATTGAAGATTTTGAAAGTTCAGTTGATGGAAAAATCGACAATCTGGAAAACCAGTATGCCCAATTTACGCAGGAAGTTAATGAAAAAATCGTTGGGATAATTGATACGGTTAATAAAAATAATGAAATTTTCTATAATTATCTGATTACAATTGTCAACCAGAAATTGGAAGAAGTTGTAAACCGACTTGGAGACGAAACGATTATCAACAACCCTGTATACAATAAAATGGACAGTTTAAAGAATACTTTAAATGATATGTATGCAGGGGTGCGGCAGACGGGAATTACTGCATATGAATATGCAAAGTTGGGGCTTACCGCTACAAAATATAAGGCTTATAACGTTACCGCTTTTAACTATGCAACCTCCGCGCGTTTTATCTGGCATAAATTTATTTATGGTGTGTACTCTGCTATTACAGGTGTTTTTACTTCTGCCCAGCAGGCAATGAATGAATTGACACAGCAGTTAAGAGAAAACGGCCTGACAGCAAACGAATATAAAGCGCTTGACTTGACCGCAAATGGTTATACCGCTAAAAACTGGACAGCGTACAATTACGCTTGGAACTCTAAAACTTAAATAAAAGGAGAAAAATTATTATGGCTAGCACAAACAAAACAACTACTCTTAACCTTTCCCAATTCGTCGGCACTGACAAACCCGACTGGCTGACGGACTACAATGAGGACATGGAAAAAATTGACGCATGGGCTACTACAGCGGAATCTGATATTAATACTGCAAATAATAATGCGGATTCTGCTAAGGCAAGCGCTCAAAGTGCTTCTACCGCCGCCACCACAGCTGTTAACACTGCTACTCAGGCTCTTACTTCGGCTGATAATGCAAACGCAAAGTTTACAAATACGGTTTCTTATCCCGTCACAATTTCTGTTTCTGGATGGACCGGAAACGTAACTATTACCTTAAATAACGCCCTTAAACTTTTCCAGCTTAACGGAATTATGATTGGTTCGTCTACTACTATACAAGAAAACACGAAAATCGGACAAATCTCTGACAGTAAAGCTTATCCGTCTAAAACTATTACACTGTTTGGCATAGGCGCTTCTTCTGATAAATCTCCTCTTAATATTCAAATAACGCCGCTTGGTGAAGTTAAGGCATATGGAACTTATAACAGCTCCACTTCACTTAACATGAGCGCTTGTTTCTTTAACGTTTAAATAATTAAAGCCCCTCTAAAAGAGGGGCTTTTGTTTTATTCAAATGTTGTGTCTTTTGGTTCAAGCAAGTAATCATTTGGATTTGCCCAGTAGTCGAATTCAACTCTGTTCAATTGCCTGTTTGTAAGTTTTTGCTTCAACGTCTACAACTGCTTCATGGACTTCTTTGATTGTGATTTTGAATGTCATTCTCCCTATCTCCCATCACATCATATTTTGAAAGGGTTTCATTTTTTTCCCTTTCACTGTCTATATTATAGCATGGATTGTATTGTTTGTATTTGCATTA